GAAGGTCCCGGCCTGCTCGGCGAGGAAGCGCTTCGACTTCCAGTCGTAGTCGAGCGGCGAGTTGGTGTCGGCGTCCAGCTGGTAGACCTTGAAGTCGGTGTCGTGGACGTAGAACAGGAAGCCGTTGCGGGCGTCGGTGTGCAGCGCGATCGCGGGCAGCTGCATCATCGACATCGCAGGCGGGTCTTCCCGGCTGAGGATGATGGCGCGCGGCGGCACCTCGTTGGGGAACACCGCGAAGTAGCGGCCCTGCAGGATCGCCGCCTTGATGTTCTGCGGCACCAGAGGCCGCCACTCGTCGGCAGTGAACAGCTTGGTGGTGGCCAGCGCGCGCAGGCTCGGCGAGATGATCACCAGCCCGTTGGGGCTGGCGTAGCTGGTGCCGTCCTCGTCGGCCGCGATGCTGGTCTTGGAGACGCACGGCTCCTGCAGCGGGATTTTCTCGACGTACATGTCGCCGGGAAAGCCGCCGTGGATGAAGTACGGCGAGGTGCCGCTCATCACCACCACGGACGACCCAACCACGCTCAAGCCGACGATCTTCATCACCGGGATGGTGATGGCGTAGCGCAGCGGCCACGCGTGCGGGTAGTACGGCTCGGAGAAGTAGACCGTGTTGCCGACGAACCCGGCCAGCGCGCCGCCCGGCAGGCCGACCAGCCCTTGCAGGGCGTCCGGCGGCTCGCCCCAGCCGATGGTCCCCAGCACCTCGCCAAGCTCGGCGACGGTCTTGCTGTCGTCGTAGAAGGTGGTGCCCGGGTAGGGGATTTCGTCGACGAACTGATAGGTGGTGCTCTCCAGCCCCGGGACCGTGCGGTAGATGCGGATGGCAGTGACGTTGTACTGCGGCGCAGCGGGGAAGCCGGTGAAGCCGCTGACCCGCACCGTCGAGCCCAGCGTCGGCACGTCGATCGACGAGGCAGGTGACGGTGCGCCCTCCGCCTTCACCGCGCCGAAGGTAGTGACCAGCGTGTAGACGTAGGCCCGGGTCTCGATGGAGCCCGTGCCGGACACGGTCAGGGTGAGGACCGGCGCACCTGCCGGAGCGGGCACCCCCATCCGGGTGTAGGCCGACGGATAGGGCTCGGCCCCGCCCGTCGCCATCGCCCAGTTGGTCTTCTTCGGGTAGCCGTCCCCCGTGTAGTAGATGCGGCTCTCACCGGTCGTATCGGCCACCGGGCTCACCACCACGTCCACGTCGGTGAGCCACAGCAGGAACGCCGTCGCCCCGGTCGAGTGGAACAGCCGGTAGAGGGTCTTGTACGGGGCGGGCGGCGGCGAGTAGGCGACCACAGGTCCTCGCCAAGCCCGAAGCTCCTGCGAGTACAGCTTCACGTTCGACGCGATCTGCGCGAACCCCTCCCCCATCAGGGTGGCGGAGAGGCGCGGGATCAGGCCGTCGAAACCGAGGACCCGTAGTGCGGTCATGGCCTACTTCTTGGAGGACGTCTGGTCCTTCACCTCGACCTTGTCCTCGGCCTTCAGGTCGTGGGTCTTGCCCCGCTCGTCCTTCTCGCCTTCCTTCAGACGCTTGGCTTCCTGCCCGGCCTTGTCACCGCTGGTCTCGGCGGTGTTCGGCTGCGGCTGGTCCTTGTCCGCGCCCTTCGGGGCCTTGTAGGTGTCGCCCGCGCTCTCTTCGTCGTAGGCGTCCTCCTGAGCCGAGGCCACGTCCGGCGCATCGTCGGCGTCCATGTTCGGCATCGGCTCGGTCGGGTGCAGGGCCTGCTCGACCGGGTGCGTGGCGAGGATGCTCTTGTCGTCGGCATCCGCTTCCGCGATCCGGCCTTCCTCCACGCCCTTCTTGTCGACCTCCAGCACGATGCCTCGCGCCTCCTGATCGTCCTCGACGATGAGCGTGCCTTGCACGTTCTTGCCGACGAGCACGTTGCGGCCGCTGCGGTGGGCGATCAGCTGGCCACCAACGCTCTCCACGTTCTTGATCTTCTTGAGGGCATCCTCGAATTTCATCGTCGTCTCCTAGTTCATGATGACCGTGACCAGTGCTTGCGCGGTCTGGCTCAGGCTGTCGGTGACAGTAACCCTATACATCGCTTCGCGGTGATCCGGTCCCGCTTGTCCCCACCACACCTCCCGCTGGGTGGGATCGGTGATGCCGAAGCCTGCGTAACCGGAGACGTAGGCCCAGAGGTAGGAGAAGGGCGCGACGCCGCCTGTCAGGTTCGCGATCACATGCTCGCTGACCGTCGCGTCAGTCCCGATGTCGTAAACGCCCCGGGCTGGATTGGGTGCGACGACCACCCCCAGCGGGCCGCCTCCGCCGCCCCCGCCCGGCGGGATCACGGTGGCTGCCATGCCGGTGATCGCGACCATCATCCCGGTCATGACAGCCCCGGCCCGTAAATCCACCAGTTGAAGCCGTCCATCTTCTCCAGCACGCAGGTGCCGGGGGCCGACAGCACTCGCGCCCCGGTCGCGCCGCTTGGCACCCATGTCAGGGTGACGCCGCCCGCCGGGACGAAGGTGACGAAGCCCTCGCGGTTCACCACCTTGATCACCGTGCCGATCAGCGCGGGCATCGCCGCGTCGGTGGGGACGAAGTAGGTGTGGTTGCCGGTGTAGTGCAGGACCTGCCGTCCCGCGTCGCCGAGGCCGAACACGTAGTCGTTGTTCTGGACCGACTGCGGCAGGCCACGGTAGCCCGCCGAGTTGATCGAGCCGTCCGACCGCTCGGTCAGGATGTTGCCCTTGTCGCCGCCGTCGACGTCGAGCTTCAGCTTCTGCGCGGTGATCGACCAGCCGATCTTCAGCTTCACGTCGGTCTGGTCGATGCCGCCACCCTGCTGGACCGGAGTGAAGCCGAGGTTGCCGAGCGCCGCGCCCGCCGCAAGGTGCGAGGCGTTGACCGCCCCGGCCACGATGACCGGCCCGGTGACCGATCCCAAGGCGTAGTGCGGCCCTTGGATTTGTTGCAGGCCGATCATCTCGGCGGTGATGAAGCCGTTGGGGATTTGCGACGGGATCAGCGGCCGGTCGCGGATGGCGATGATCGCGCCCGCCGTCAGCCGGTGCTCGACCTTGTCGCCAGCGCCCAGCGCCATGGCCGCCGTGCCCTCCTGCCCGCGCGCCACGGTGAAGGTGTCCGCCGTCCGCGCGGTGCAGCGCATGATCTCGATGGCGTTCGCCGGGTTGACGATGGTCAGCGGGAACCAGTCCCCCGCACCCGGCGACGGGAACTTCGCGCCCTGCCCGGCGACCAGCGTGATCGCCGTCGCGCCCGCGCTGTAGCTGCCTGCCAGCGCGCCGACTGCATTGTTGGTGAAGACCGGGCCAGCCATGGGCCTACCCGACCGTGACGGTCCACGTCACGTTGAGCGTGTCGCCCGCCGCCTTGTTGATGACGGCGTAGGTGGTGCGGGCCAGCAGGACACCCGCCGCCGCCGCGTTGAACAGGCCCGCCTCGACCAGCGCCCCGGTGCCCTCGCCCGGCAGGTAGGTGGCGGTGTGGGTGACGACAGCCCCCGCGACCGTGAGCGACACCAGCGCCTTGCGCCAGAGTTCCGCCGACAGCTGGGTGTCGCCTGCACCGGGTGCGGCTGCACCGGTGCCGATCCCCATGTGGGAGATGGCCGCAATCGCCGGGACGTTCTTCATGCGGTCAGCGATCAGGCCCTTGCCGACGGTCGGCACGAGATTGTCGATGGTGAAGTCCCGCTTCACCTCGCCGTCGGGGCCGGTGAGAACGAAGCGCACCTCCCCCTTCACCACGATCAGGTCGTCGATTTCAGGAGGCAGCTTCATGTTGGAGGCTCCATGGTAGAGCGTCCGCCGGACGCTATCTGCTGGGGGGTAGGGGCGCAACGGGCTCATCCGCGAAGCTCGTACAGGAAGCCGACCTGCGGGTAGGTCGCGCCGAACGCGGTCCACGTCGAGACCGTGCCGTCGACGTAGCTTCCCGGGACGAGAATGTCCGCCGCGAGGATGCGGAAGTAGACGTCCGACGTGTAAGGGCCGCGCTGCGTGAAGTTGGCAGGCGGTATGAAGTTCGCCGCGTTGTCCCGGTCGCTGCAGCAGGCATAGACACCCCTATGCGCGGCGTTCTTGGTGAAGCCCGCAAACTGCAACGTCGACACGTTCGTCGCCGGAGCCACGGTGCTGATCAGGGCAGCCGACGTTGCGCCTCGGTAGACCGTCACCTGCAGGATGGTGCCGTTGCCGGGCTCCAATCCGGTAAACGGCACCGCGACCCCGCTCGCGACGTCGGCGGCGTTGAGCACCTTCCAGAAAGTGCTGACGTAGATGCCGTAGGCCGACGCCGCTGTGTCGGTCTGGTTCCACCCGCCGCCGTTGCTGGAGATAGGGCCGCCTGCAAAGCCGGTCCCGGCATAGGCCAGATGGATGAAGGCAAGGTCGCCAACCGCCGCGCTGGCGAAGGTGACGGTCTTCGCGTTGGCCCCTATCGCAGAGACGAAGCCGACACTGCTGACAAGGGTGGCCATCGGCACCGGCGGAATACCGGTCGGCAGGCCGTTGGCAAAGCGTCCCTGCGGGACCGGGAAGTTGGCGGTGTAGCGACCGACCCCCTTGGTGACCCGCACCTCATCGAGGTAGCCGCTGAACAGCCGCTCGTAGGACGCAAACTCCATGCGGCCGATCATCAGGTTGCCGTTGGCGGTGAGGTTCTGGTTGGTCAGGACCTTCGTGCCGAGCAAGGCCCCGTCGTAGAAGAAGCGGGTGTTGGCCCCCACCCGCGCCACCGCCACGTGGTGCCAGACGCCTTGCGTAATGGTGACGCCGTCCGAGTAGATCGCCTCGGATACGCTTGCGGTCTTCTTCTCAATGAAGAAGCCGAGGCCCGTCGTCGTGGCGTCGCCGTAGATGTTGAACACCCAGAAGTCGGTGTCGGCTGCGCCATTCACGGCCGAGATCAGACAGGCGTGCCGGTTGCCACTCCCGTCAGGGGCGCTGTTGCCCGCGATGTAGAACCAGCACTCCATGGTGAAGTCGGTCGTGCCGAAGGCCCAGCTGATGTAAGGCCGCGTCGTCAGGTAGTCGGCCGTGCCGTTGAAGATGATCGACGACGAGGCCCACTTGTACTGCGCCGGGGTGGGGTAGCAGTTGCCGCCAACCGCGACCTGCGAGCGCCGCACGCTGTCGACCATCGAGGCGGCTTGGAAGCTCAGCAGCAAGTGGCTGCCGATCGCAGGCAGCGGCGCGACCGGTGGCGTGAAGTTGGCGACGTAAAGCGGCGTGCCCTTCATGATCCGCACGTCGGAGAGGAAGCCGTAGATCGGGTCCGGGGCCGGGCTGCCAGCAGACCCGGTGTTCCGTCGCCAGCCAATGCCGAGCAGTTCGCTGGACGCCAGGTGGGCCACGGTGACGGTGACCCCGGTCCCGGCGACACCATTGGTGTAGACCGTCAGGGTGTTGCCGTTGCGGACCGCCGCGATGTGGTTCCACTGGTCCGCCACGACAGCAGGCCCGGTAGCGATCGTCGTCGCGTTCAGCCCGTCGCTCGACATGAAGAAGTTCGGGATCAGGCTGCTGACCGCCAGCAGCCACGCGTTACCCGGCTGACCGCCGCTATTCCACTGGCTGATGACGCTCATGAAGCCGGGGACCGGGGTCTTTGCGTAGAACCAGCACTCGACGGTGAACGGCCCGTTACCGAAATTCCAGAACGTGCTGTTCGGCAACTGCAGGAAGTCGAGGGAGCCACCGTCGCCGAACCACGACGACCCGCCAACCCCCTGATAGGGCGACACCGCGCCCTGCCTGACGTAGCCGCCGACCGTCACCGGGAAGGCGTTTGGGCTGCTGTCGTAGTGGTAGTAGTTGTTGGTGAACGCGGTCCCGTTGCCGTGCAGCAGGAACGTGACGCTCGACCAGTTCAGGTCGCCAACCGTCACCTCGTCGCGCATCGCCACGTTGTCGGCGAGGCCGAGCGCGTAGGTCCGGGCCAGCCCGGTGATCGCGTCGCTCATCGCCACGCTGTCGGCGAAGCTCAGCACCGTGGTCAGGGCTGGGGAGATCGCGTCTGCGACCGTCACGGTGTCGGCGAGGTTGATGTTGAAGTTGCCCGCCATCGACGCGTTGATCTGCTCGCTGACCGTCACCGCGTCGGCGAAGCTGATGCTGAAATCGCCGGTCCGGCCGAAGCTGTCCGTCACCGCCACGGCGTCGGCGAAGACGCGGATGTAGACCGGCGACGGCATGGCCTCGTCGGTCACCACCACGGCGTCGTTGAGGTTGAGGTTCTGGATCAGTTCAAACGCGATCTCGTCGGTGACGAGCACCCGGTCGGCGTAGAGCGGCGGCGCGTCGTAGTCGACGTGGACCGTCATCTCGACGTCGCCGGGGACGACGATGATCGAGGTGTCCTCCCTCATCCGAGCGCCTTCCGCACGACGAACTGCAGGCGGGGATAGGGCGTCAGGCTGTTGCCCGGACCGAACACCGCCTCGACCTCGCCGACGTAGCGGCCGACCGGCACCGCGAGGTTCCCCTCGTTGAACCGGAAGCGCACACGGCCGCCGCTGCCGGGGATGAAGTACTGGGTCTCGTCGACGTCGATCAGGTTGGCCTGCAGCGTCCCTGACAACGGCTCGCCGGTCACCTCGAACAGCACCAGATCAAGGTCGTAGGGCTTGAACCGCATGAACACGGCCAGCGCCGACGACACGTCGACCAACCCACCGCCGGGGGTGCGCAGCTGCACGTCGATGGCGGGCCGGGTGTCGCCCTGCACGAGATGGATGCGGCTCACACCCACCTCCGCATCTGCACGTACTGGACCGCACGCGTATGGTCGCGCATCCGCCGCGCCTTGGCCTCAGACACCGCCCCGTAGAACCTGCCCCACAGCATCGGCGCGGACTGCGGGTCGTAGTACGGCTGCCCGGCGGTCTCCACGAGCCGCGCCCGCGCGCCGTAGGCCAGCGCCTCGGCGTAGTACTGGAACACGCTGTCGTCGATCTCCACGGCGTCCGGCGTGGGCTGCACGGCGACCACCAGCTTCAACCACGTCAGGGTCTCCAGCGCGTGCGCGTCGGGGCCGGGAACGAGGGTGACGTCGAACGGGGTGATCTGGGTGAAGTAGGCCGGGCTGCCCAGCCGGGTGGTCCAGTCGACGCCGTAGATCAGGTCCAGCTGGTCCTTGGTCTTCGGCACCAGCGGCCCTGTGCGCCCCTCGATCTCCACGCGCATGACCGTGGCGGGCACGGTGTCGGGTGGGGTCTCGATCTCGTAGGTGGACTGGTCGGCGACCAGCATGATCGGCTCGGGAAGTTCCTGCTGCCAGAGCGTCATCCGGTAGAACTCGATGCAGGCGAAGCGGGCGGCGACGACAGCGGCCGGGGCCGAGCAGTCGCGCACGAACGGCAGGATCATCGGGGTCAGGTCGAAGATCGCGGTCATGCGGCGGCCCCCTTATCGGCCAGATCGGACGGACCCAGCTGCTTGTTGGGGCTCTCGTCCAGCACCGCCTCGGTGTGGCCTGCGGTGAACATCTGGAACAGCTGCAGGTACGCCTGCGCCTTGCTCTCGCCCGCCGCGTAGTCGCTGTCCTTCTGGTGGGCGCGGAACATGACGTAGTCGAACAGGGCGGTCTGGTAGAGATCGGGGATCACCATCAGGTCCGTCGGCGTGGTGAAGTCCGGCGGATTGGTGGCGCGGCTGACCTCCAGATAGTTGAACCCGGTCGACGGCGGGTAGACGTAGTAGGCGCGCGGCTGCTTGGGGTCGTAGATGTAGTGGAAGGTCACGTCCGAGCGGCGCGAGGCGTGCCAGTTCGGGTCCACCCGGTCGAGGTTCTCGCGGCTGATCACCGTGACCACGCGTCCCGGGGTCAGGCCGTCGCGCCCCATGTTGCGCTTGATGTCGAGCAGCATGAACGCTTCGGTCGGGAGCACCTGCCGGGTGCCCGGCACCAGCATCAGAGCGTTGGTCTGGGAGCCCAGCGCCGGGTCCATCGCCACCAGCGTCCGCTGCCCGTCCGACAGCCACCGCATAAGCTCGTCGTCGGTCCAGCGCTTCTGCGCCAGTTCGTCGATCAGCTGGGTCCTGACCCGCGTCAGGATGGTTTGCGCCGTGACGGCCATGGGGACCTCTACGCTGAAAGCGCCGGGACAGCATCAGCCGCCCCGGCGCTCAGTCTACGTCGGGGCCAGTCCTACTTATCGACCATCGCGATGACCCAAGCCTCGGGCTTGATCATCTTCTTGCCGAACACGTTGAGGCCGCGGACCAGCTGACCGAAGTCGTTCGGGTTCTGCAGGCTCTCGGTCTTGGTGATCTGCGAGGCGAAGGTCAGGGCCGAGGAGTGGCCCGCGATCAGCACCCGGCGCTTCAGCGCGCCCGCGTTGACGGTGCCATCGGGGTTGAACCCGGCGGCGGCGCGCGGCAGCTGGTTCGACAGGTAGATCGTGAACCGGTCGATGACCCCGAGCTTGCCGTTGCGCAGGATGCTCTTGTCGTCGCCGGTCAGGTACGCCTGCTGCAGCGGCGACTGCATCAGCCGCAGCCGGGTGGCCGGGTCGATGACGAGGAAGCGCTCGGTGTCGGGGACGTTCTGCTCGTCGAGCACCGAGGCCATGCCGAGGATGACGTCGAGCACCTTGGACGGCGAGGTGGACAGGTCGACCGGGGCGGTGTCGGAGCCCAGCACG